GCCAACAAAATCTACGCTGTGCTAGACGCTTGTGAAAAATCATCACAATGGTGCGTGTGGATCGACGCTGATACATTTGTTCACAGTGACTGGAGTTACGAACAATTTTGTAGTTTGTTGCCTAATGATAAATGGCTAACTTACGTCGGGCGCGGAAAGAAAGGCGCAACGTGGCCAGAATGCGGCTTCTACGGTATGAACCTCGATAACCTAACTTGCAACAACTTCTTACAAGAGCTAGAACGATATTACGAGGACGCCGAGCAAGGCATTTTTACACTAGACGAATGGCACGACAGTTTTGTGTTCGGTACTATCTTAGATAGAATGAAAAAGTTGCATCCTAATGTATTAGACTACACGCAAGACATGGTGTTAAGAACAGCAGCAACCGGGGGTGGTGGCCACCCCCTAATCAACTGTGAATTAGGCAGATGGATCGATCATCTAAAAGGCGACCGCAAACACGACGGCAGAAGCAAAGCAACTGACATCGTCGTAAATCGCACAGAAGGGTATTGGACTAAACGTACTGCCTAAGATGCTGCCATGCCGTGCCGTCTTTAATTTCATCTAAGGTCCAGTGACACTGGGCCATTTTTAATATCCACTTTTCTCTATCGTACTCAGGCGGATTGTCGATCATAGTTAAGTCGTGTTGTGACACTTCTGCTGACTGACTCCTAGCCGAATCAAGACACACTACCGGAATACCTTCTATTGCTGCTACTACACCTGGACTCGAATTATAATGCACCATAACGTGAGCATTTTTTAAGTCGTCTAAGATGTGCGGGTACTTGGATGCCATAACTGCCGGAATACGCTTGGCTGCAAGTTGACGAGCATGTTGAACAGCAGATTTGTCTCCCGGGTGAAACCTAACTACAATAGTTCTATCACTTATTGACTTAATCTTAAGTATTAGCTTTAACAACCACGGCATTAGTTCAATACCGTCCATGCTCCAGCCGCCGTTGCGCTGACAGCATATTAAGATATGTTGTCCAGACTTCCACGGCTTTAATCGGATATTTAGGTCTTTACTAAGTTTATCCCACCTTGCTGGGTCAGGATTGTCATAACAATATTCTCCAGAGTTCGGAAATATGCCGTCGTAGCTATATCGTAGATATCCGTTAGTATTACCTTTGTCTGCGTACAGGAATAGGTTACTATCAACTATAATAGATCGCTTGCCTTGAGCTCGCTGATGTTCAAATACTCTCTTGCGTAGTTCTAAATGAGGACTATTTTTACTGTTTGCATGAACGAATCCTTGAATCACTGCTACATCAACGTCACGAAGAATTGTGTTCGTAACTACTGTACCGTCGTCTCCGGTGCGTAACACTCCTTCAATGAACCCTGTAATAATTGCAGGCTTTTCTGGGTTGGTGTTTCCTGGTGGAATGCCTTGTAGATACGATGCTACTGATATTGTCACTTAATGTTGTGCTCCTCGATTAGTTTCATAACTGTTCCGTCTGTCATCTCCGGAACAGTATATTGACAGTAACCTATCCAGTTCTGCCACTTTGCTACTTGTTCTGGATCAGCATACATAGGCGACTCAATTTTACTTAGATCGTCGAGGCACATCGGAGCAGCTATTGTTGGAGCGAGAGCAAACGCCGGAATGCCATAGCCGATAGATTCTATTGCTGCTATACTGTTATATGTAACCACTGCATATATATTGTCTTCTTTAAACTGCTTATATATACTGTTGTCTTTAACTCTATCTCTGCGGCGCTCTGCCTTATCACGTACAATAATTTCTCGATCAGTATGTTGTCTTAGCTTCTCGATGGTGTCTTTAACCCAAGTGGTCCTGTCAACTCCGTAGAACTTGCACGGCTTTTCGCTAGGAGTGACCAGTAATATTGCACTGCCTAGAGGTTTCCATCCATTAAACTTTACGTCGTCGTAGGGCATTTGTTTGAGCATCTCCTTAAACCGATCACTTGGTAAATCGTATCTTGGGGAAGAATGTTGCATTCCGTTCTTAACAACCCGGTGCCATCTTTTGTGCTTACCGAGGTTGCCTATGTAACCTGTGTCAATGTAGTAATAATCTCGGTCTTGTTGCTCACATTCGGTAACTACCTTTCGCTGTGTCATTCCGCGGAATATTACAGGTTGACTTGCTGGATATTGTTTGAGACTTTTCCAGTCATTAATAAATGTCGCCGAAACGCCTCTTGTAAGGTCAGTGACTATTGCGTCAGCTGAATCAATTGCTAAAAACTCTTGTTTAGATTCCACGTTGCTGACAGTACTCCGTATAAATGCGTTCTTCGTGCCATTCTGATCCCATAGGAGTATTTGCAAAGTCATGAAAGCTAGGTGCTCCTAGTGTGTAGTGAATCAAGTTAGCATTTTTGTTTTCGCCAAACTCGTCCGGAAGCCAGTTCCACTCAATAGGCAGTTCTCCCACTAGTTCGTCATCTAGCCAAGTAAATCTGTGCAAATGTGCACCACTAGACTGTTCTACAAACTCCGGAGTAACACATCTGTTAGCCGGATGTCCACAGTTCCACATAATAACACTGCTCCAGTTCTTGCGGGGATAATCTTCGTTAGGTGAGTCTAGATATTTCTTCTTCATTTTAGTTTTGTAGTCGTGCTTGACTACTATTACTGCTTTTGAATCGTCTCGTAGATTCCACAGTTTAGAAATGTCTTCTCGCAGTATCATATCTCCGTCAATAAAGATTGCCCAACCTTTGTACCCCATCAAGCTAGGCACAAGAAAGCGGCTGTAAATAAAGTGATTACTTCCGTCGGTGTGGCCTTCTTCATAGTCGTTTAGAGTAGACAATGCTAATGGAACTAAGCCCACCGGTTGTGACGATTTTCTAATTATACTATTAGAGCAAACATGGTAAACTATTGCTTCTCTTGGGTCATACCCTAAAAATATTGGTATCATTCTTGTCTCGCGTTTTCTTCATTTATACTGTGAGATTTTACAATATCTCAATTCTATATTTTGTATGCTTTTTATGGACAGACACTTTCGATATTACATTAAGACTCGCAGCCTGCTGAGAGAAGCTATTATTACGTATATCCATTATGACTACTGATTCACTGTTTGTGTGTAGTTTAACAAACTCACTGTATGTGCTAACAGGATAATGAAACCCGCAACTTTGGTTGCTGAACACTAGGTCGAAAGTTACATCTAGCTCTGGTAATTCTGCACTTGCTTCTATAAATGTGTATTCTAAGTCCCTTGATTCCCAAGATTCTTTTAAGGTATTGACGTTCGAGTAAAATTTAAAGTTCGTTACTGGACCATACTTAATGTCTCTTGTGTTGTCTTTTGTAGAATCCCAGTCTCCGTCTAGCAGGTAGATAGACGATCCGTACTTTTTTTGAAACATTTCGGCTTCTACAGCTAGTCCGCATCCTATGTCTAAAATACGCCTAGGCCGGAAGTCGATCGCTGAGTCAATTATTTCAAAGTTTTCTTTTTTAGAATTCATCCACTCTTGGTCGTTATTCCACCAACTAATCCATTTCTCTTTCATTTTAGTTTTCCTTTACCTTTCATTCTTTATAGTGCCTTAGCTTTGTTGACTGTTTAATTAAGCAGCTGAAGAGCGTAGATGAGTACATATTGCTCTGCCTTATACGAGGTTATTATTGCAAGTGTCTTCACTCTTTATCCTGTGTTCTAAAAACGCACTAAGGTACGTATCTTTAGTCTTTTGATTGCCCTTGAGAGTTATAAAAACTGTGGGCACTTTAGTTTTTCCTATTTTCATCCAAGGAGCACCTACGGGTGTGAATTTGTAAGTCTCTGCTAGCTCTACAAGCACCTTTTGGTCACATCCGATATTCCATTCCTTGCCCTGGTTGTCTTTTAAGCGGTTAGCATAATCCTGCCGGAAGTTACTTTGGTTAAATGTCACTAGGCCTGCTAGCCAGCGAAACTCCTTTGGGTGCAAGAGAACGTGTGTACTTTTAAATAACAACGAAAGATCTTGTTCTGTAAATGTCTGGGTGCATATAGTGTCAGCATCGAGTGTCATAACTAGTTCGTCGTTGTTAAATTTATCAGCTACTATTAAGAACCTTACTGCCTGTAGATAACCAATCCTTGAGTTTTCAGACGCAAAGCTAATAGATTCAAAAGTATAGTCAACATAGCCAAGTTTTTTAAATTCTTGAGGATTTACTATGTGACAATGAAGTCTAACCCACGGTGCATGATAGTGAATACTCTTTAATAAGTGTTCGGCCCAGTCTGCATAGTAAGCATGGTCACACGCTACTAGAATATTATATACTAACATCATCTATTCCTGAGTATTTTCTACTTTATTTGTTATACTTATCTTTTTAATAACCCCAGTACTTAATTTAAGGTTCGATTTATTATAGTACGCAAGTTAACCAGATTGTTAACAGATAAATAGACGAACAAGTAAAGGAATATTTTCATGAAGATAAACGAAATTATCAATGAGTCAGTTAGTTATGAATCAGCGATGAACGGCATTAAAGGTGATATCGGATCACCTATTAGGCAAATGTACAATGATCTTACTCAAGCTGCAAACAAGTATTTTTCAGATGCAGATACACTGATGATTGTAGACGGTAAAACAGGAGCTTGGGGATTAATCAAAGGCGGAGTAACTAGTCGTTGGCGAGAAAGATTTTGGACTAAAAGTCTTTATCCAAATCTCAAAGCATTATGCACCTACCGAAAAAGAAACTGCGAAGAACTATCAAAGTATTTAAGTGTGTTAAATGCCGAAGATTATAACGAAAGAATGAAGTTTAAAAATATTGAAGATCAACTTCCTGGAATACTTTCGAGGCTTGCAACTTCACTAAAAGACAAACGGCTATACGAGTTAGCACAGAATTGGGATAAAGAGAGCAAAAAACTAAAGCAAGAAGTTGAACGGTTAATCAGTGTTCACTACGATTACGCTAAAAAGCATTATAATCAAGATAAAGATAATTCTAAAAAGACTGCACAAGTAACAGGCGCACAGTCGTCACAAGCCGAAACAGTGATTAACCAGGTGTTAAAAGATCTACCAAAAAAAGTTGCTGGAGAAATTAGAAGTAACATTGCTAAATCTGCAAATAAACTTGCTGCATTGAGTAAGGAATTAGAAAAACGAGGCATTAAGATGTAATACTAATGCCTCGTTCAAATTGAGCTTAGAGACTAGCATCTTCCATCCCGGCTACTCTAAGTTTTATTACGTTGGTTAGTTGCCACTGTTTCTGGTCAAGTGCTTTTAGTATGCCCAACCATTTATTGCGCAATAAAGCAAACTCGTTAATCAGTAGTTCATAGTCAACTACTGCACTTTCGCCGTCTACATACTTCTCTACATCTCTACTGCTCAATGCTCTTTGATAGTTCTCGAGGTATTTCTTAAAAAAAGAACTACGCAACTTGCGCAGTTCAATGTTTAAGTAATTAAGGATTGCTTCTAGCTCTTGTAGCTGACAGAAGCGTTGTTCGATTATGCCTGGCATTTGTGCCGCAGCTCTCTCGATACTACCCTTAATTTTTACTTCGAGACGAGCATCAATTAATTCTGATTCGTAATGCTGTATTGCATCAGGAATCTTTGATATATCATTTGATACTACATGGTACCAGCCCATTTTAATCCTCGTCTTCGATTGCGTCTAAGTCAAGATAGTACACAATAGCATCGTCTAGATCAGCGTCCATGCCCATTGCTTCTTGTAATACAGTGTCAGAGACTCCCTGGTCCGCAAGCAAATCTATGTACTTTTCGGCAGCTACTTCTAACTGCTTCTTGTCTATGTACTGCTTAAACAGCATCCATACTTCGCTCACGTGTTCTTCATTCATTCCTGGTCTTGCTCCTCGATATCGTCAGTTGGTTCTTCTACGTCAGCGCTATTTACCTTCGCAGGGCCTTTAGCCTTAAGTTTGATAAAGTCCTCCATCAGCATATCCAGTTTCTCACCAACCCACTTCTTACGGTATTCAAGGTGCTCAACACCGTTACTATCGATATACTGCAATCGATTGCCTGATTTTACTAGCATACCTTTCTTCTCAAATAGCTCAACTAAGCCCGAGTAAGGGTTCATGCCTGTCTCATAGGGAATCTTGACCTGCACACCTTCGAACGGTTTTGCGTAGCGAGTCTTCATTACCTTGCAGCCGGCGCGTATACCCATTACGTCTGAGATCTTGTTGCCATCTTCGTCTTCTTTGAGCTTCATTTTCTTCATAGCAACTACGATAGAGCTTGCGTAGATAAAGCCCTGGCCACCACTGATCTTGTCGTCTGGGTCAAACATATCCTGACTTGCGTATGTGTGGTTAGTACATACTAGGCCCACGTTGTAACTGCCGATCATATTCACAGTGTTTCTGACAAGACTAGTAAGTGCCTTGGGCTTGCGACCCATATCACCTTTCATGTCGCCTTTATTAAACTGGTCTACGTCAGTTGGAGTTAGCAACATACCAAGACTGTCTATTACAAACAGCACCTTGGGCCTATCTCCGTCTGGCAATGCTTTGTAGTCGATCATAAATGTTGAGATAGTCTTTGCAACGTCGTCGATCATACTCATGTTTAGCTTGAGCAGCTTGGTCGGACTAG